ACCCATCGCATTTCTTGTCCAGATAATAATATGTCAATTGTTATCAACATAGCTGGTAGTCCAAGCAGGTAGAGCAGCTCAGTGATTCTTGTGAATTTGTTCCGGTTTACTGATATTTCTTTGACACTCATGATAGTTTAGTTTAATTGTTTTTGATTGATTTAAAATAACATTGTTCATGACACACCTTGGTTCCTTTTGTGGTCCCAATATTTTGATGTGTTACACTGCAAGATCCAAATAATAATGCTACTACCAAGAATATACATGGTGCAACTTTAATGCTCAGTTCTTTTCTATATTTTTCAAACTGATCATCATCCCTCACTGCTTTAAGCATTTTTAACCTTTCTTTAAGCGTGTCTTTTAATATTAATGCTTGAGTTAAGTGTTCTAATGATATGTTATGATATATTCCCTCTTGGTTAACCATTTTAGCAGTTTCTTTTAATTGCCTTTCAGCACTAGCAATCAAGCCAATAATTTGCCTGTATTCCTCTCTTGTTATTGTATGTGTTTGTGTCATGATTTCTATTTAAATGTTGGTTCGTTAAACATTTCATTTATTTCAGCTTCTAATGCACCATCATATTGTTCTACATAAGCATTTGCTTCAAGAGCACATTTAATAGTGCCATCTTTGAATACTACATAACCTGCATAGTAGTTTACTCTGATGATGTCCAGCCATAGTTCACTCCATGGTTTATAGTATCCATCAGGCATTTGAACATTGCCTGTACCATCTTGAAGAAAGACATATCTTTCTCCAGTTATATCACATTGTATTGTCATGATTTCCCAGTTTAAAGTTTAATATTAAATCGTTCTTTTTGTCTTGTGATTGCTTCATCAGGCACATTATGTATTGACTTGGATTCATGCCTATTTTCAACAACTAATGTTGTTACAGTGTACCCATGCTCTTTAGCGTAGTCAATATACTTTTTCATTTCCCACTCTTCAGTGAAGGTATTATGTACTATGATCACTTCAAGCTTTAATATCATACTTTCTGCAACTATAGACAAACACTTAGCATGTGCTTCAGGTAGTTTAGAAGGATCAAAGTTATACTCTCCAGTCTCTTGATTAGTAAAATACATGTCTGCTGAAATAGACATGTATCCTTGACCTGCAGTTCTATCGGATCTTATTAAGTCAGCGAGCCTGGTTTTACCAGACCCACTAACTCCTCTGATTAATATCAGTTCTTTTTTGATGCTCTTTCGAAGACCAATAACCTTTTTGCTATATACCTCTACCATGATTTCCCAGTTTTAGAATTATGTTTATCCCAGTCATTTAAAAGCATTTGTATTCTTTCATGCTTTTTATTAAACCACATTTCAACAGATGATCCATCAAAGTCTGGATTTTTCTTTGCTACTATGTAAGCAGCAAATTCTAGCATATCCTCTACTGAGAATTGCTTTACACGGTTGTTTTTAATGAATTGTTCTATCATGATTTCCCTTTATTTATAGTTAACTTAATTTCTTTTAGATCCTTACGCAAATCAATCATTTTCTCTATTCCAGGAAAATCTTTAGTATCTAACACACTGTTTATAAATGCATCAGCTGCTCTAATGATTTCATCCACCTTAGTGATGTTGATATCAAGCTCTTTATTGATGCCATCTTCCTTCATTTTAATTTGATCCTTGTACTTTGCAGCTTCTTCATACTGCTGACTCTTTACTAATTTAATGTGCTGCTCTTTTAGCTCAGCAATTTCCGTTATTGTAAGTATAAATGATTTCATAATTTCCCTTATTTAGTAGTTAATTGATTAGTATTTAATTGCCTTTGCTGAGATATATATCCATTCCTGGATTGATATGCATTGTTCAGCTCTTCTTGCTTTGCATCTATTTGTTTATGCAATAAGTCAATTTCTATTTGTTTTTTGTCTATCAGTTCTTGCCACTCTTTTTGTGAATCTGATTGATTAGTATTTAGTTCACCTGCCTGCTTCCAAAGCACTCGCTTGAAATCATTATCAGACAAGATAACATAGATAGGTTTTAATATATGATTATTGTCTGTTCCCTCTCGATAGATATTCTTTTTAGGCATATTGTATTCACAATCTTCTCGACTAACTCCTTCGTAATAAATCTCTTTTGTTTGTGTATTATAGATGATATAACTCATGATTTCCCTTGCCATTTCTGGACTTGTTAGTTGCAAACTTCTATGTATATGTATTAAGTATTACTTAAGTATTATAATAATACATACTTAATACAAGTATAAAAGAATACAATTAGTTAAATTGATTTAGATTAATACTTAAACTATTACTTAATAGATATAATTAAACTATCAAGAAACAGGTAAAAAAGAGCAAAAGAGAATACCCTTAAGCGAACATTAAGACAATACATAGAGCCTACTATGAGGATATGTTCATGTCCTAGCTCCTTTATCTTAAGGATACTCTCAATTACTACTAGATCACACTTCATTACTGCTCAACATACACACGAACGAAATAGAGTCGAGCGAAGCATTACTCACTTAAAAAAAAAGAGGGAACCGATTGCTCGGTCCCCATCTTATTATGCTACAAGCACGCCATTCTTTATTCCGAAGGTTGTGTTGATAAGCGTATACTTATCATCCTCAACTTCAAAGAATGCAGTTCCGCTGTCTTGCTCCAGCTTACGGAATAACTCACCGTTAATTGGAAAGACAACTTTCTCGTCCTTGTTGATTATTGTTTCGCACATGTATCCCTGCCACTTGGAAGGCTTTTTCACCTTTCCATGCTTTCGGTCAATAGTTGCTTTCACGGTCCACTCATGAACCTCGATGTTTGTCGTAACATCTACGAACGCGATATCGGCTGCTACAGCCAACCCGCGTAGGGTTTGTATTGGATTTTTCGCCATAACTTAGTAATTTAAGTCTGTCAAAAGGTTGGGGGGTTAATATGGGGGTACTTCATAAGTTCACAGTCACAGAAAATTTTATATTATTTTTTTTTGTATCTTTACAGCAACCTCACTTGGCATGAATTACATTTTTAAAAAATCTACAATATT